GAGCAATATCTATCAAAAACGATTGTACGATAGAAGAAAGCAGAACGGACTTTGCATTGATTGTGGAAAGCCACTAGATAGAGACGGCTTACGATGTATAAGTTGTCGCAGTAAAAAGTCGGAGAACGAAAGAAGAAATAAACAATGTTATAAAGAAGTTGGCATATGTCCTATTTGCAGAAAGGTTCCAATCGGCAGTAGTGAATCATCATGCCCGGAATGCCGTGCAAATGAATCAATACAATGCAATAATCGAAGAAATAAAAGTGAAGAAGCACGAAAGAGATATAACCAAGAACACAAGGAATGGGCGAAACTTACATATAAGCAGGACGTAAAAAAAGGTATTTGTCCACGGTGCCGTAAGCGAAAAGCCGATTACGGGTACTTGACTTGTGGAATATGCAGGGAGAAAAGCAGAAATAGTCAGAGAACAAAGGCTAGCACGAAAAAGAAAACATGGATTGAAAACGGCTTGTGTTGCTTTTGCGGTGGAAAAGTAAAAGATGGATACAAGGTATGTGAAAAGCACTATCAGATGAATATGAAAAAAGCACGCTCGCAGAAAGCTAAAGAAGCAAGAAGAGAATTACAAGAGAGCGGAATATTATATTAAAAAGGAGCAGTAGACCATGGAAAGATTATCAGAAGAACAGTACAGAGAAGTAATTGCGGAAATCAAACATAGTGAACTTCCGAAAAAAACGCAGGAGTTTTTAATTGCGTTGGTTGATGAAGCCAATAAACCAAACAAAAAATTATAGGAAAGGAAAAGGCTTATGAGATTAGGAAAGTATTTATCCTCATTGACTAAGCCGGAACTTGATGAAATTGAAAAAATTTGCAATTTCACCGAAGATGAAGAACAAATATTCAAATGCATATCAAAAGGCTATACATTAAGACAAATAGAGATGAAATGCAATATGTCGGAATCAACCGTCATAAGAAGAGTATCAAGGATTGATTGGAAAATAAATAAGGCAAAGGAGATGATAGAAGTGAAAAAAGAAATTCCAGTATGTGAAAAGTATAACCTTACTATTGAAGAAGCATCGGCTTATTTTAATATTGGAAAGGATAGAATGAGGGAAATTGTGAACGAAAACAGAAATGAACTTGTTCTTGTTATAGGAAGAAAAAACCTTATAAAAAGAAAAAAGATGGAAGAGTATCTTGACAGGACAATGGTTTTGTAACTTCCTATAAGTACCTATTATTTGCTATAGAGCGTTGTTAGTGATATAATTATCCTTTAACAATGCTCTTTTCTTTAAGAAAGGAGAATGTGTATGCCAAGCAGAAAAGATAACAAAGGAAGAGTATTAGAGAAAGGAGAAAGCCAAAGAACTGACGGTACTTATATGTACCGATGGACTGATTTATCAAAGAAACGTCAAACAATATATGCCAGAACATTAAATGAACTACGACAAAAAGAGTTACAAGTAACAAAAACAGAAATAATATCTGGTGTTTCTTGGGAAAGTAACAAAATAACAGTCCGGGAACTGATAGACAGGTATTTATCGTTAAAAAAAGTACGCATAACAACAGAACAGAAGTATAGATACCTAATAAATATGCTTGACAAGATACAGATATTGGATATTCCAATCAAAGACATAAAAACATCGTTGGCAAAGCGATATATGATTACCTTAAGCGATATAGGGTATTCGTATGGAACGGTTCAAAATGCAAAAACACTTTTGAAACCGGCTTTTCAAATGGCAGTTGAGGATGATTATATAGTCAAAAATCCATTTCTATTCACTTTATCGAACATAATCGAAAACGATTCAAAGCAAAGATTTTCGATGAGCGAAGAAGAGGAAAACCATTATATTGAATTTATTTCCAATCATGGATGGTTTCGACATATCTATGATGATGTGGTGATTCTTTTGAATACTGGAATGAGGGTAAGTGAATTATATGGACTTACATTTAAGGATGTAGACCTCAAAAACAGAAGAATAAATGTAAATAAGCAATTGCACAGAATTGGTGGAAAATACGTTATTCTTCCACCAAAGTCAAAAGCAGGGAACCGTATACTTGCCATGAATGACAAAACAAGAAAAGCATTTATGCACAAAAGGACAGAAGTTAGACCTAAAGTCGAATATGCGATTGACGGATATACTGGATTTGTTTTTATAAACCACTTGGGTTTTCCAAAAACAAGAAGAAATTTAGAGGGTTCAATGAGAGAAGTAAGAAAAAAGCATATTGAACTTGGTCTTGGAGAGTTGCCGCAAATAACACCTCATGTGTTAAGACATACATTCTGTAGCCGCATGGTTGAAAAAGGTATGAATGTAAAAACATTGCAATTAGTAATGGGACATTCAGATATTTCTACGACATTAGATGTGTATACTCACAAGAAACCAGATGATGTTGCGAAAGAAATGGAACAATATATTGCTATGTAAAACGGTGTATTTGGTGTAAATTTGGTGTAAGTTAAAAAGAAAAACGCTTAAAAGTACCTAAAAATGGTTGGTTATAAAAACTCTTACCATCTCGCCACCTTTGAAATTTGAAATGTTCAAAAAGGCGAAAATGCGTTGTTTTCGGTACATAGAGGATTTTTAACTTTCGCATAAATATCTATAAATAACTATATTTTTTAGGAAAATGGTGTATAAATGGTGTAAATATTTTAATTCATTATTTTACACTAAATAAAGTACGTGATTATAAGAAAAGAGCATTGTTTCCAATAATACATATGAATAAATTTTGAATGATTTCTGACGGTTTATCCGTCTTTTTTTGGTGTAAGTTTTAATTGTAAGGAGTGATTGATATGTTCAAAGACGAGATTCTTGAAATGATTTTTAGCGAAAATGAAATGCAGAAAATACCTATTGGAACGCAGGCTACAGCCGTTAGCGTGTTTGAAAATGTTATTGGCAAAATAAGAAAGGAGAATCCGGATGCAAAATTATCAGAACTTTTATCCGATGAATAATGGATATGTTCAAAATCCATACGCAGAAAGAATGAACTTTTTACAAAATTGTCAGCAGAACTTACAACCGCCTATGCAGAACTCTCAAATGCAGGCAACATCACAACAGACAAGTTTTATTGGAAAAGTTGTTGATAGCATTGACGTTGTAAAAGCAACAGACATTCCGATGGATGGGAATATATATTATTTTCCAAAAGCAGACGGAACGGAAATATTTGGAAAACAATGGCTTGCAAATGGGAGAACTCATATTTTGACTTTTAAGCCAGTTTTAGATACAGAACCTAACAATCCGACACAGGACAACACAAAAAGCAAAATAGACATATCAGAAGAGGTCACAGAAGTAATTATGAAAAGATTCGATGAGTTAGAAAACAAAATCTCTAACTTGGAATCGTCTTTGACTAAAACTTCGACTAAATCTTCGACTAGAAGCACTAAATCTTCGACTACGACTAAAAAGGAGAGTGATACAGATGCTTAATCCAATTAGTTTTATGAAAGCAATGAGAAATCCACAGAAATTTTTAGAAGAAATTACAAAAAACAATGAAGTTATGAGTAACCCTATGGCGAAAAATGCTATTGAGATGTATAGAAATGGAGATTCAAAAGGATTACAAGAATTTGCAGAAAACGTCTGCAAAGAAAAAGGAACTACACCGGATGAAATAAGAAAATCAATTATGCAAAGATGCAATTTACGTTAGTACATTTTGGGTTGTGCGCTTAAAACTAGTTTCCCATTTGTAAATAAAACAATGGAGGTAAACAAAATGTTTAACGGAAATTCACCTAGTCTTGCCGATATTGCGGCAGTGACAGGAAACAACAAAGACGGCTGGGGCGATGGAAACGGCTGGTGGGTCTTGATTATCTTGTTTGCTATTTTTGGCGGATGGGGTAATGGATTTGGCGGCGGTTACGGCAACGGCGGTGACAGAGCATCCGTTCCTTGTGCTACACAGGCAGATGTTAGAGCCGCAGTAGACCAGCAGACGCTTATTAGCAAACTCGACCAGCAGACATACGGACTGGCAGACAGTAACTATGCGCTGAACAACACAATCAACAGCAATTTCAGAACTCTTGATAACTCAATCTGTACGCTTGGTTTTCAGAACCAGCAGGGATTCAATGACGTATCTCATCAGATTTCCGACTGCTGCTGTGCAACAAGAGAAGCTATTCAGGGCGTGAATTACAACATTTCAACGCAGACAAACGCACTTCAGAACTCTATGTGCAACAATACAAGAGATATTATCGACAATCAGAACGCAAACACAAGAAGCATCCTTGACTTCCTTGTAAACGACAAATTGTCTACTTTGCAGACTGAAAATCAGAACCTTAAATTGGCGGCTTCACAGTCAGAGCAGAACCAGTATCTTGTAAGCCAGTTGCGACCTACTGCCGTACCAGCTTACATCACTTGCTCACCTTACCAGTCCGCTTATGGAGTAGGTCTTAACAACGGTTGCGGTTGTTGCTAATATGCAGAAGAATCAAAACAGAATATCAGAAAAACTCGCCGAACTAGGCTGATTATTACTCTATGGGATAGGTCTATGGCTTATCCCATATTGATTTTTAGGAGGTAGATTATGAGTAATTGTAAAAACGTATGCAGACTTTGCAAGAAATTGATTATAAGTCAGGCAGTAAATTTTACTGCCGGTACTGGTCTTGTTATCCAAATCCCGGAAGGAAGTTATAACGATGGTTCAAAATATTGCATTGTTGTGGCGCAGAACATTCCGGCAGAAACAACAATTTCTGCTCCGGTATATATCCAGATTGGAACTGGAGCGGTGCTTTACCCATTGACAAAATGTGATTGTACGCAGGCAACGGCTTGTAGTATCAGAACAAGAACAAAGTACAGTACAAGAGTTGAAACCACGTCAAATAGCGGGGTTTTCAAATTGCTTGGAAGAATTGCTTGCGCTCCAGACAACAGATTAAATGCAATAAACGGTGATGGAACTCTTGTTACAACCGGTGGAGGTGATTGAGATGGATATTAAAAGAATGCATTGTATGATTGAAAAACTTTCCGAATGTGCCAAAAGCGAAATGGAATCTGGAATCGAAAATGTTGATACTTGCGAAATGGGAAAAGTAGTAGACATGATGAAAGATTTGTCGGAAGCAATGTACTACAGAACCTTGACAAAAACAATGGATGAATCAACATCGGAAGAAACGCTTGAAATGTTTGAGCGTTACGGAGACGGAAGAAGATTTTATGACAAATACCGATACGCTGACGGAAGATTTGCTCCGAAAGGACGTGGAACGTACCGTAGAGGATATGACGAACCATACTACCATATGACGCCGGAAATGTACCGAGAACATGACCCGGAATGGTACAGAGATATGGATAAAAACAGAGACGGTCTTATGTATTACACTGATACCGGAATGGATAAAAACATGAAGATGAGAGATTCCAGAGAGGGCAGAAGCGGAATGAGCCGTATGTCGTACATGGAATCAAAAGAAATGCACAAAGCAGACACACCGGCGGATAAGCAATACAAAATGAAAGAGTTAGAAAAGTACATGGGTGAATTATCAAAAGACATTACGGAAATGATTGCGGATAGTTCGCAGGAAGAAAAAAATTTACTTAAAACCAAAATGCAAACATTGTTGCAGAAGTTTTAACAAAAACAAATTAAGGGGGCGTAATTGCCCCTTTTTGATTGGAGTGGTTAAATTGTATACTATGAATGGTTTTGTTTGGAATATAGTAACAGTATCACCGTATAGCAATATGCTACAAAGAAGTG